TCCTTTCACAATATCTGAATTATTTTTAATAATATCATTTAACATTGCAACTGTATATTTTGAATATATTGATGATTTATCCACTTCCATTTTTTTTGGTGGTTCCTTTTCTTTTTTAGTTTTAGTCTTAGTTTTAGTCTTAGTTTTAGCTTGTTTCTTTTCTTTTTTAGTCTTAGTTTTAGTCTTAGTTTTAGGTCTAGGTGGAATTTGGGGCTTAGTCTTAGTTTTTGTTTTTTGAGGTCTAGGTGGAACTTCTGGTTTTGGTATATCCATTATTTCATCATCATCCTCATCTGTATATTTTTTAAATTCTTTCAAATAATTTTTACTTATTGTATCAATTAATTTTTGTCTGAGTTCATTATATTTATTTACATCGACCGATTTTATATGTCCTTTTTTATCAGCTTTTATTTTTATAAATTTATTATAAATATCTTTTATATTCCATTTATCCATATAATTTACTAAATATTTAGAAAAATTAACAATAAATTTTTTTATAGTATCTGGATTATTATCCAAAATTTGATCCACTTGATTTAAAATTTCACTTTGAGATAAATTAGGATATCTTAAACGTAATACTGTATAAAATGTTGTGAAAACTGTGCAATATCCTGATTGTTTTCCCATAACTGTAATATTTGATTTTTTTGCTAATGATTGTAATCCTATTGGGCAATCTTGTTCGGTTGGAGCCACAAATTTAAAATTATATTTATATTTTTTATTTAAATTTTTAACTATGTTATTTTCTATATTTTCATTTATAAAATGATTAATTATTTCATTTCGTTTATATACTCGGTGTGGTTCATATCGTTCTATCTCGTTTCTTTTCCAATTAAAAATTAACATATTACTGTGTCCACTTGTTCGTGTTCCTTTACTGTTTTCAACTTTGATGCTTAATCTCATAATAGGAATTTTATCTTTCTTTTTACATCTTTGAATTCCTTCGTTTATTTTTTTTAAAATAGCATCAATCTCATTTTTACTATAATCCTTTATTAATTTTTTCAGTTTTCCTTTTGTTTGAAGAATTTTTACTACATAACTATTATCTATGTAATCCTCATTTTGTATAAATCCACAATCATTATTTGTTTCTGCTAAAATATATAATAAAGATATAGGGCTAAATATAGAATTAGAATCATATTCTGTTTTGGTTTCTTCAGGTAAATTTTCAAATTGTGTTTTTAAATATTCCTCTAAATTATCTTCTTGTTTAGTTTCAGGTTTATCATCTTTATCTTTATCTAATATATGTTTTTCAATTTTTTTTTTGTTTTTTTTTTTTCTTTTTTGTTCTTTTTTCATTTCTTCTTTTGAATTTGGAAAATAATTTATATCATTTTTAAACTGACCTGCTTTTATCATTTTTATAATTGTGATGGCTTCAGGTTTTAACATCCCACCGTGTAAATCTGAATCTGGATTATTGTATATTATTTTTGTTTCTTTCTCATTTGTAAATTTATCCTTTTCAGTATACAAATATTGAAAAACATTTACATTTTTACCATTGATCTTAAAAATAAATATGGGTATAACACTACGTCTACCAAATGCATTCTTTTCATCTAATTTTTTAATTGTTTGTTTTTTTATTTTTTTTTCAGTAGATACGGTTGTAAGATAGATATATTGATTTGGAAACATCCCACCACCAGATTGCACATAAAATGAAGAATAACCATTTCCAAGTGAATCATAATCATCATCATTTTTTGTTTCACCACCTCTTAATTTATCTAATAAATTTTTAGTCATATATATAGATGAGATAAATAAATTATAATTTTTAAATGTAAATATTGATAATTATAAAATAGTATTAAAATATTATATATACTATTTTAATGCCACGAAATAAAGGAAATTTAAATATAAAATATAAATATTTAGTATTTTATTATGATAAAAAAAATGAAAAATGGATTGAATTAGGACTATATAATTCTTTAAAAGAAGCATCATATAAACTTAATATTAATTATTATATTTTAACAGATATATATAAAAATAATGGATTACGAAAAATATATAATCAATTTTATAAAATAGAAAAAGTTAATAAATATGGTGAAACGAAAAATGAAGAAAACTTATTTAATTAATTAAACAGAAAATTCAGATAATTTATTTTTACCATTTTTTTTGAAATTTATTTTCCCACCAGTTACACCTCCACCAGATAATCCGTATCCGTAAGATTCAGCAATACTAGCACCAGGCAGACCCATCATATCAAGGCCTTTGCTTACTAAATTATGTTTCTTAGCATATTCATTTGCTTTTCTCATCATATTTTTAAATCCTTTCCAACTTCCACCATATACGTCTCTATGAGTATCAAAACTATCAGAATCTCCCATTGGAGCACCTAATACATCTTGAGGAGATAATACACCAATCATATGATTTGCAGAACCTTGATTAATATTAAATACACCTTCAGAAACAACAACAACATATAAAGTTGGAGTTACAGTATCAGATGAGGTATTGGTAAAATTACAAGTCAAACCCAATTGATAATTACCAAGGGACCCAGCAGATTGATTTGGTTGGAGTCCAACATCTAAACCAAAATCCAAAGCAAGAACAGAACCAACCTTATCAGAGTATTGAGTATAAGACATAGAACATCCATTTTTAACGGAAATATTGTATAAATCTTCAGATGAGGCAGTTGCTAGAAATTGGTTATTATTCCAAGTCAAACTCAATGGATTAGTGTTTCTTGGTAAAGACATAAAAGAGTCAGCAGTAAAACAAGATTCGTCAGAATCATCACGTTTGGCAAATACATAAATTCTTTTAGGGATAGAACTTACTTGAACAGAGGCCATAGTTAATTGAACAGATGCACCAGGGGCCACAGGATTTGCAGAACGTGTAGGATAAGATACACAATTAAAAAAAGCATACTCACTCATTGAAGGGATTGGAGAAAAGGTTGGGTCGGGTGTAAAATAATTCATAAGTAAAGATGCAGAATCAACATTTACAACAGGAGTATTTAAAACAATATCACCAGGAGTAGCACCTTGGCCTTGCACTAAAGATAAGACACGTTGGAGATTTCCAAGAGTGCAATTATAAGACATATTTTGAAGACCAATAAAAGAGGTATTGTTATTACCATTTTCACCAAAACTGAAAGGGCTCATAACAATCGGTTCAATAGTTGTTAAAGTTCCGGTAGCAACAGTATTTCCAGCTAGTTGAGGGTCTAAATGAAAACCAATATAACTTCCTCTTGTAGTTTCAGCTGAATTATCATCATATCCAGCTAATGGATTTCTGACACCACCAACAGCATCTTCATATTTTTGATGCTGGTCTAACATAGATGGGCATAAAGAAAAAATACCATTTCGATTATTCAAATCATTTCTGTATCTTAATAAAGCTCTCCAATATTGTTGAATTGGAGATTGTGTGATAGTGTCATTTCCTAATGTAACAGATTCAGCTTGGGTTACACTTGTGAGAGGCATTGCACGAGGTGCATAGTAGTTAGCATTTAATAATGTTCCTCCACTTGTATTTGTTCCAGTTACAGAAAAACTAAAAGTAACTCTTTTATAAACAAGACGAGAAATACAGATATTTTGAGATGGAGGATTTGCAGTAATTTGAATATTACTATTATTTACATTAGTTGCATTGAATTGTTGCCAACTGTTAACCATTGAACCTCCTACAACTGAATAAGTTTTTTGGCCTTCTTTGATATTTAAACGAGGGTCTAATACTCTTTGAACGTTTAACGGATTAGAATTTAAACTCATATATAAATATATTTAGATAATATTTTTATATATTTTATTTAATTATTTTTTTTAAAGATTTTTATTTTTCTTCAAAAAGTATTTTAATATTTGCTGGCTTGTTGGGTGGAATTAGAATTGGATAAATATTTCCATCCTCATCTCCCCATAATATTTCTAAACTTATATGTCTGATTCCAGTATGACCTAATAAATTAATTCTTCGATACTCAGCAGAAGGCACATATGTTATACTATTTTTTTGATTTTTCAACGTAGAACCATCAATTTCAAAATCTGTTAAAATTGAAACAGTCTGGCCACTTATTAAATCTGATGATTTGGTTGAACTGAAAGATTCAGTTCTAACGGGAAGTGTTTTACTTCTTACTATAATATTTTTCAATGAGGTCATTAATCCAGTGCTATCAAATTCTTGCTCGAACATATGCAAATAACCATCTTCTTCAGTTGAACTTGGAATTTGAAATGTATTACGAGGGTCATTAAATACAAACCTTAAATTTTTATGTAAATCAGAATAGTCATATCTCACAGTATTAAATGATGTATCGAAATTACCACCTAATTCAGTATTAAAATATAATTCAATTTTATTAGGATTATCTTCTAAAAATAAACTACTACAATAAAATGTATATAAAAAACTAGAACCATCAAAAACTAAATAAGGTGGATTATAAATTTTCCCAGGTGTATTAGCAGGTAATAACGGAACGATATTATTATTAAAAACGTCTTCAATTGCTTCATTAATTAAATGTGAAAAATGACGAAATGAAAATAGAGAATAATATTGATAGTAATCAGGATTATTGAAAACTTGTGCATTAGGCAATGGATTTGGTGGTTGTGGTAATTGTACATAGTCAACCTGTGTTTTCCATTCTAAATGTTTCGTATAAGTTATATTATTATATTTTAATGACACTGAATAAGCAGAATAATTAATATCAGATGGATTGGCAGGGTTATATATCACTGGAAAATATTTAATAGGGATATTTACAGTTGGAATAGTAAATCTTACAACACTTAAAGTATAATCATTTGGATTTTCAACAATTGCCTCAGTTCTCGTTTGTTCAAAAATAGCAGGTGTAGGACTACCTCGTATAGATTTAGTTGAATCATTATGTAGATTCACGTTAAAATATATTTTATTTTTTATACTCATATATATATAATTAGATTATATTTTCATACAACCATTCTTTTTTAATATAATTTAATTCATTTTTATTTAATTTAAAATATTTTTTAATATAATTCCAATCACCATTATTTACTTTATTATATAAATCATAATCATTTCCAAGTGTAAAATATATCGTGCTTAATTTCATAGGACAATTATAAAATTGTTTATTACTATTTTTAGATTTACAATTCAATTCACAACAACAACGAACATCATAACTATTATTACATTTACAAAAAACCATATTAATATAATATATAGAGATAATATTTATTTAAATCAAAATATTATAAATAGTGTATGTTATATTTTTTTGGTTAAATATCCAATCCAGACGTTAAAATAGAAACATTTTTATCAGGATTATTATTTTTATAAATTATTTTTATATATTTATTTAGTGGAATATCTGATAATGTAATTCTTGCTAATATATGTCTTCCACACGTTGCAATATCTTCTTGTCTAGATTGTAATTTATGTTTATTATATATTACGTTATAATTAGAATCAAAAATTAATTTAGATAAATAGGGGAAATCTTGATTAGATTTAGATAAATAATTTTTATCAGTATATTCAAGTGGTTTATCGATAAACATACCATAAGGATCAAAATATTCAATAATATTATCTTTTTTATGTAAAATTAAACATACCCAATGGCCATATCCAGGTCGAGATTCATATAATAGACATATATTATTATATGGTTTCATCAAATCATCTAAATTACTATATTTATGCAATTCACTATTTAAAATTATTTTTGTTTCTCCTAATAATGCATTATATAATTCTTCACCTGATAACGGTCGTTTCATAATATTTTTATATGGATTTTTCATTATAATAATAATTAGATAATTATTATTACACAATATAACATCCTTTTTCATACATTATATACTGTGGATTATTTTTATGAATTAATACCCATCTACTTGGTAATTTTAAAACTTTTTCAATCCCTTTTTTATCTAACCCTACATATTTCTGTAATAAATATTTCATACCGTGTGTTGAACCACTATGGGGAAATATTACGATACTATTACACTCATTTAAAACTATTCTTGTATTTCGAAAATCAGTAGACAAATGATTTGTTATTATAACACTTATATTTTCGTGTCTACCTCTTCTCAATAATGCATCTCTAAAATTACATATTAATTTATATATTTTTTTATTCTGTATTGAATCAATATCATCAAACACACAAATACTATTTTGAAAATTTCTAGGATTTATATTTTCAGTTTCTATAAGTCCCTCATCTAATTGGAATCGTGTTAATCCAGGTATGGCATCAATCTCTTCATCTTCATCTACATCAGAAAATAAAAAAATTGGCTTTTCTTCTTTATCTTCATATACTTTTCTATATTGTTTTAAAAATTGTTTAATAAAATAAGATTTACCACATTCAGTTTGGCCAGTTATATAGATTCTTTCTGTTTTTTTAAATCTTGGCAATGGTTGGATTGTCCCCTCATCATAAATTTTAAATTCTCTATCAGTCATATTATCCTCTTTTTTTATTAATAAATCATTTATTTGTTTTATTTTATTGATATCATTATTTTCTAAAGCATCATCAATTAACTCCATATCTTTTTTACTATAATTATTATTTTTAACCAAATCCCTTAAAATATCTTCAGGCTCGTTTGATTTAAATACTGACTTACTAAATATTATTTTATCGTTATGTTTACCATTTTTAATAATAGCAATTGGTGTGCTATCTTTCAAATCTTTAAAACTTATCATATAATAATTGTTAGATAAAAATTATAAAAGTTATATTTTTATAATTTTTATTTTATTTAAACCATTTCAACGTGCTAACATTATATAAATCCATTGCACCGGGTAATTCCCGATTAAATAAAGATTTCACTAATTTTTTAATATGAGAACCTTTAAATTTTAATAATTGTGAAGGTCTATAAAATATATTTATCATTACACGACCTCGTTCGTTTTTTTTTACATCTCTAAGAGTATCTGGCAATTCAATGTTAACTCCATTTCTATCATTGATATAAGCAATATAAGTGTGTGCATATACCATTATTCCTCCCTTTTTTTTATTAAATAATAATGTTTGATTTTTTGCTATCGCAAAAGATATTCTAACATAATACCGATAATCACCCGGTTCAGTGCCAACTGTTGACTCGTTTTTTTTAATATATTTATGAAATGCTTTGTCTGCTTTTTTTTGGGTTGATTCACTAACTATTAAATTATATTTATCATCGTAAAATCTATATAATCCCCCATCTTTTATAACTTCTGATTTTATATATTTTAATAAATCAAAAGTATTACTTAACATTTTTTTATCATAATCTTCAATATTATCAGATAAATTTTTAATCATATATATAATATATTAGATTATATTTAATAATCAACGAATTTCATCCTATTTTTCCAAGCATTGATATAATCATTTTCAGATTTTCTGATTTTTTTAATTTCACCCCCCATAAATTTTAAGGGATTATTTGGATGATACACAGGTGGGGCAAATGTGTGATGTGGTCTGGAACCAGTTTTAAAAACTATATTTCTTTTTCTTCCAACTTTTCCACCTTGCAAATAACGATGTCTTAAATTTCCGGCCAATGCTTCTCTATTTTTTAAATTCTCAGTAATTATTTGTTTATTCATTTTATTATTTACTAAAACTCTAGTTTTTGCTTGATTATGTAAGGCCTGACTTCTCTTTTTTTGGGCACTAACTAATTTATTCACAATATCTTGATTAGACATTATATAATATATTTTAGATATTATTTTTTATAAGATAAAATAAATGAAAAATGTTTCGTATCTACGACTGGGTCTTGAATATTTCCTATAGTTCTCCAATATATTTTCATTTCATATACATTTTGTGATGGTTGCCATATTTCAGCATTATTTATTGAATATGTTTGTCCCGTGCTATTTGAAAATGTATTTATACTTCTACCTGTTCCGACAACTTTGACATTAAAATCTTGTGTTAAATCGTGATTTGTGGGCATAGTAAAGGTTAAAACGTCTCCTACGTCGTCTCCATCTCCCCTGTAGGCTCCTTGAATTTCTACACTAACACCATCATCTTTTAATAACCATTCAAAATTGCCCGACCCTTGCAAGCTTCTCAGATTTGTAAAATTTACTGATGTTAAGTTGTCTGGTTCAAAATAACTTGATCCTCCTCCTGTCCCATTTTTTGTTGTTATTGATTGGCAAAACAAATTCATA